TGCCAGCACCATATTTGTCAGCAGAAATGAAGTTTGCATCTTTGCGAAGTGTAGCAACTTGGTCTGGGTGTACAAAGATAACCTTAGGGCTATTGATTTCCTCGCCAAAAGTAGCAATACCATCAACAACATTGTTGTAAGAAATCTTTGTAGAAGCCTCGAATAATCTTGAAGCCTTTGCCAATTCGCCCATAGCCTCAGTGTCGATATAGTCAGCAATAGAAAGTGCTAATTGTTTAGTAGCCTCGCCTGCTGGGTCGCCATAACCACTGAGAACAGCCTCATCTGTTAAGATTACAGATTTAGCAATCTTGTGAATTGTGTAGTCAGAGTGTGCAGTAGTGAGTTTAGCCTCAGGTATTTCCTCGCCCTCGCCTACTACTGTTGCAGCACCAATGTAATTGTATCTTGGTACAGTGATTGTACCGCCTGCTCTGCCTTCTAGAGTTCTATCAATCTTTGCGAATGGTGTAACTCTAATTTTCTTATCCAGTTTTGCAGAAATCATATCTGCTAGTACTTCTGGGTCGTACATATTGGTTAAAAAAGTTCTATTTCCTTGTTCAGCCATTTTAAAAAATCTCCTTTAAATAATTTATTTGTTCGCCAATTTCCTATACAATTTTTCGTCTTTTTGCTTTAAAGCAACCTTTTCAGCATAAGACATCTTGTTAAACTCAGCCTGAGTAAGTTCGGCGTTCTTACTTTCTGCTGGTGGTGGAGTTGGGTTATTTAACAAACTCTGCTCCTGAATTTTCTTCTCGTAATTTGCTTTCTCGCCAGCGAAATACTTATTAAGTTCAGCAATTCCGCCATAAATGTCGTCATTAAGAAATTTCTCTGCAACACTCTTTACAGTGTCCTCATTACCAATACTCTTTGAAAGTTCGCTTTTAAACTTGATTGATTTGTTCTCGCGTTCAATCGCTTTGTAGTAATTTTCCCTTTCTTCTTGACTTGCTTTTAGTCGTTCCTCATCGGTCAACTTTGCTTGCAACTTACCTTTAAGGTCTTTGTTGTACTTATCCAAGTTCGCATTATCCCTTTGTAGTTTCTCGTAAAGCGCCTTGTAGTCGACTTCTGCACCACTCTCAGATGCTTGTGGGTCTAGCCCATTGTTTTCGTTATTTTCCATAACACTCTCCCTTGCGTTTTTTTACTTGCTTCACTGCAACTAGATATTTTGCGTTATTTTTTGTTGGCTTTCACTAGCCCCTATATTGTCAGCCTTTTGGCTGTTAATATACTTTTCTCTCTCATCAATAGCACTACCAATAGCATTGGCATCGCCAGACAACTCGCAAGTTTCCCAAGCAGTAGCATATGGTACATTATGCTCAACAAGATTAGTAAATGCTTGTGTTTTAGTAAGCAAGTTCTCACTTCTTGCGATAGTAGGTTTAATCTCCATATCATTCTCATTAAGAGTTTGAATAGGGCAATCGCCTATTTGCTTGCATATAGCAAAGTATTGAGAAAGCAACTGTTTTATGCTAGGTAGTATGTTGCTAAGTTCCTTTTGTGCAACAGAGAAAGCGTTTTGCCAACCATTAGCAACCTCGCCACCCGCTTGAGTAATGTTTCCACTAGACACACTAGAACTTGCCAAAGGCACACCCCAGTTGCCATACATTTGCCCTAAGATATAGTTAATAAGCACATTAGTATCGCTATGATTAATTATAGTAGTAAGTGTTTTGACCTCAGCCTCAATGTCTTTACCATTATCAAAAATTTCCAAAGCACCAAACTTTTTAGCATTAGCCAAAGTTTCGCGTTTATCTTCCTCAGTTTCCCCTAGCGAGCAGTTTCTAAATATAAGCAACTGATTTGCAGTTTCCTCAACATTATCCACGCCACAAGAAATCAAGTTATCGAGAGCATCTTGCGAACTCTTGCAACTTTCAACAATGCTAATTTTATCTGCATATGCACAAAACTCAACAAGTGGCAACATTGAATAAGCCCCACGAGTTTCTTGTCTTATTGGCTCACTATTAAGCGAGTTCAAAGTCGTGTTAAACTCAAACTCATAGTACGCATCTTTGGTGTAGACCGACAAAATGTAATAGTCTATCAAGTCCTTATTTACCAACTTGCTAATAGGTGTAACAATCAAATCAAACAAAGGTTTTTCAGCAAGATAAGATGAATAGACCTTTGCACATCTATCAGCACGAAGATAATAACTCTCAAAAGGTGCATAATAGTTAAGGTCAGGCGACTTTGCAGGTAGCGTAAAAGTATAACCAACACCCCCTGCAAATATCCATTCTGCGACATTGTTCATTATTTTGTTAAACTCAACGGAGGTCATATACCTATTAAAGACTTCCATTTCCGCATTATTATCACTTTTTGCCGAGAACGAGATTGGCTTTCCGAACTCATAACCACACTTAAAGTTTACCATAGCCCACAAGTTTTGCATAATTACTTGGTTGTTTACAGTTTCATCTTCATACTGCCTAACCTTGTTTAGCACTGCACTATGTTCGCCTTTATACTCCTCGTAGTTATCAGCAATCTTGTTTGCGTTTGCTTGAAAAGTTGACATTATGGCTGGCAAATATTGGACTATCTTCTCAAGTGTCAAATCGCTCTCTTTCACTGGTATTAAAAGTTTCTCCAATCCAACCATATCTATCTCCCATCCACTATCGAATATGATATTTTTCGTTTACAATTACGACAAAAAGTATGTTCATTGGCTTTTGCAAGGTCTAAATTGACACTGCAACCGTCTTTGCAATAGATTTTTATAGGCTTAAAACACTTAGGACACTTAATTTCTTGCATATCTTCCCCCTTTTTGTCGGCACTCTTTTATCATAAAAAAAAGAAAAAGTCAAACAAATTTGCTCGACTTTTCAAAAAAGGTTATTTTTTCACATATTTTTTTCGTAATCTTGTGTAAAAATCACTAATAGTTTCGCACTCTCTAAAGCCTTTAATGCGGTAAAATCTATCGCGGACATCCTGATAAATCTCATTAAATTGGGTTTCAGAGAACAGATTTATATCGTCTTGATGCTCTGCAAAGAACAGCAAAATGCTACTATTGATTGCATCATTTTCTAGGTGTTGCCAGTCTTTTCTCTGCATATCGAAGTATAATTGGCACACCATTTGCACAGCCAAGTGGCTATATTTAGAAATTGAAACATAAGGCTTTAATTTTTCCAAAGTAAGTCTTTTTGCCTCAATATATTGTGGGTACATAGACTTATTGTTATCGCCATTATTTGCCCTAGTAATAGAATTTCTATTATCCTTATATATAACAAAAGGCTCATCAATCGCCTTAATTTTTGGCTCTAAGTTATAAACAACGGTGTTAAAAAAACTATCTTCGCTATATCTAATTGCAGGAAATCTTATGTCATATTTATCTAGGAATTTTCGTCTATAGACCTTACCGTGCAACCAAGTAACATCGCTTTTACGCACATACATATACGAGCGCGTTTCCGCAAAGTAATGCTCCCACAAGAACTGACCTTGCAGTAAGTCGCAATCCAAAGAAGAAAACACATAATGTAGCACTAGTAGGCTATACAAAGTATCGTCAGCATCGACAAACATTACATATTCGCTTTTAGTGTGGTCGTAGCCATACTGTCTTGTTAGACCGCTACCGCAATTTTCTGGTGTACGCAAAGATTTTATATGCAAGTTTTTAAACTGCTTTAGGAACGCTTTAGAAATCACGGTGTCTGAGCAATCATTTACAAGCACGACCTCAAAGTCATTAAAATTCACATTAATTTGGTTGTTTAGCATATCGAAAAGTGGCTTAATTTGTTCTTCCGTTTCCTTGTATTGTGGAATAATAATACTCAATTTTTTCATAATTTATCTCCTAAAGGTACTAACAGTACCAAAATTTTTAGCCTTGCCTTTAAGCAAAGTTTCGCAAAACATAGTAACAGCATCAATGCTATCATCGTGAGCATTTTTTGACAAATCCCACGAAAAACTAACAATGTCATACATAAATCTTCCCATTTCACTTGACCGCCCATAAAGGTATTCAGCAGGAAAGATTATGCGTGTCTTAATTGTGTTTTGCTGATTAGTAATTCGAATATCTTTTTTCTCGTAAGTGTAAATCTCTTGTATATTGCAGAAAGTAACACCTTGTGCTTTTAGCATACCCTCAAGCAACTTTTTCAATGAAGTATCAGTATTCCGCTCTATAACAAGTTGTGTAATATTGTGTTGTTTTATTTTATCTACCACGAGTTGATACAGCATTTCAGGCTCTACATTTTGGTAAATGCAATCCTTGAGATAGAAGTAATCGCCCGCTTGCACAAAGATAGGCATTGCGAAGTTATCTCCGCCGACACGCACAGGGTCAATGGTTGCCCAACAATACGCGCTTCTTTGTTCAGGAATAACATCGTAAGTCATTATCTTTTCCCAATAAAAAGGGCTTGTTTCAGGTGGCAAAGGCGACTGTTGTTCCATTGCCATAAACATTCTAAAATCTCTCTGCCTTATTGCTTTCTTTTCCTCAGTAGGAAATTTTTGTGGATATGTACTCTCGTCCGTATCATAGTCGAGGGCTGGTATGCAAATAAACGCGCACCTACCATCCATACTCAGCGTAGTATACTTATTGACCGTGCTACGCTTTACTTTCCCTTTGCTATAATAAGCCTTGAGGCTACTCAATATATCATATATTGAATACGCCGTACCGCCAACGACCACATAAAAGTCATCAGTGCCATAGTTACGCTTCCACCACGAGTTCCAATAGTTCGCCACATCTTGCTCGTGCGCCCTATTATTCTCGGCATCCTTACTTCTGCACACATCATCAAGAAACAGGTATCGCACCCTTATGCC